CCATCTGGTACAGTGCCATTCGTGCAGTGGAGAAGGACAACAATGGCTAATGTCGTCAATGGCATTCAGGCCGATCACCACAAGTACGTGATCGCTGACCGTATCGATCCGGCTGTTGTGGCTCAGCAGAGCCGTATCCAACTGGAGAAGCGGCAAGAGACCTCCGTCGTCCACCACCATCGAGCTGCGGAGACCTGCAAAGGACGTGAGCACGACTTCTACGGAGTCGAGCCACCGCCTCACAACGTCGTTGCACTACCTAGTTAAACAACCGTAGCGTGCCGCTTCAGTACTCCACACGGGCGCTGGTTCATTCACGAGAGCTCTGGACTTCGTGACAAGTTCATTCGAGATTTCACGTGGACATCGGGCGTGTGGAGTTCTGTGGGAGACATGAGGGGAGGTTTAACAATGTCTGAATCAGTAGAGACGTACGTACGCAACGCTGAGCAAATGGCGCGGCGAGCTATCGACGCCCGTGAGAAGATCTACCAGGGCATGCGTGAGGCTGTGGCAGCGTTCAGGGTGCGTGGTCGAGGCATGCACGTACCGGAGGACGCTAAGCAGAAGTTCCTGAGTAGTACCAAGGCAAAGAGTCTCATCGCCGACAACCGCTGGAACATGGCACAATGCATCATGTACAGTGTGCTCGCACTGTCGCGCGCTGCCGCTGGCATGCTCGTCGAGTCGAAGAAGCAGACCAAGCTCCTGCAGAACATTGACCAGAACATCTCGGAGGTTCTCAATGCGGTTCGTAGTAGTGGAGATTCCTGACAACGATGAGGCCGAAGCCTTCGTCGAGGCCATCAAGCGTGGTGATGTCATGTACACGGTACCGGTAGAACCTCTTGTGGAGGGCACAAAGGAGTTCCGCGTACAGACCGGCGAGGGGTGGAAGGTGCCGCAGATGTATGCCGTGCCGACCAAGTTCTGTGACTGTCCCGACTATGCAGGTAAGAGTGCCCGCTCCGCTAAGTACGGCTGGTACGTACATGCCAAGTGTGCCAAGCCCCGTCCGACCAACTACATCCACCCCTACAACCTCATCGAGGGTGCAGGTACCGACCCACGTGACAGAATCTACACCATGAGCTTTCGGGCGAACCGCAAGCCATGGCGGCACGAGGACGAGCGTCGATGAACGAGTACGTGATTGGTAACACCAGTGGCTTTGGCTACGTCGTAGGCACTGAACGGACGAGACGAGAGGTCTCGCAAAGGGGATTGGCGAGTATGTCAGAGGTGTCACGTTCGTTTGTTGCCGCCATTGAGGCGGATGGCAAGGACATCACTCTATCCAAGGCCCTACGCATCATCAACTCTCTCGGGTGCGAGGTCGTCATACGTAGGAAAGGAGAGAAACGTGAACGACAATGAGGACTTCTTTGGACCGTACGAGGAAGAGTTCAAAGAGAAGCCATTGGAGAAGAGACATCACCCAGAGTGCCCCTCCAAGAGGAGTCCTGGCTACTGTAAGTGCCGGGAACTGTACGACGCTGACTACTCCGATGGCTTCGAGATGCCGCAGCGGTGAGAAGAGGACTGTGCGCCAACAAAAAGGACCACGACCCTCACACCCACGTGTCGGCTTCGCTAGGTACCTTCTGGTGCACTGCTGACCAGTCTCAGCGCGAACCATACAGGTCTGAGAAGCGTCGACAGGCACAGAGCTAGATCAAATGCCGACGTTGATTTCCCATTGAGGGCACTATATACTATCTCTAACAAAGAACAACAAGGGAAAAGCGTATGCTCGAAACGGTAAACGACTACATCAACGCCGGTCTGACCCATTCAATTCACACCAGTGAGCGGAGGTCGTTCCGTGGCTGTCGACGTCGATGGGATTGGATCTCCCGACAGTTCTACTACCCTTACATTGTGGCGCGCCCGTTGGAATTCGGAGTCGCGTTTCATTCCGCCATGGAGGAGTACTACAAATCCTACCTGGGGCTCTTCATCAACCCTGACCCTCATGCGTCCTTGGCTATTGCCATCGCAGCTTTCAAGCGTGTCACGCGAGAACAGCGCCTCAAGTTCATCCGTCTGAATGACGGCATCGACGATGAGATGGCTGCGGACTACGACGACCGTGTTCGTCTCGGTGAAGCGATGCTGGAGTACTACTTCACTCACGTAGCGCCGAACCAACACAAGGGTCTCAAGCCCGTCAAGGTCGAGATCAAGTTCGAAGTCCCCATCGCGAACCCCTACACGGGCGAGCAGGACCTCTGGTGCAAGTGCGACTGGTGCTGGCGCCGCTTCGTTAAGTCGGAGTACTACCAGCAAGGCCTCAAGGACATGGAGAAGTACCTTGAAGCCATCGACGAGCTCTGCGGTAGTAGTGGTGAATCAGCCGAACAGGAATTCCAGAAGCAGTGGAAGGGGCTGCCTGTAACGTTCGGTGGGCGGCTCGACATCCTGTTCGAAGACTCCGAAGGGAACCTCTGGATTGGTGACTGGAAGACCGCGACACGGCTATCAGGGACCGAGACATCGGACGAGTACCTCTGGAACGATGACCAGATCACTGGTTACGTTTGGGCTCTGCGCCTTATTGGGCTGCCTGTGGTTGGGTTTATTTATGCCGAGATCAAGAAGGCTGTCCCCGAAGAGCCTGAGCCTCTCAAGGTCACTCGCCTAGGTCGTCGCTTCAGCGTGAGTAGGAACCTGGAGACCAACTGGGAGCTGTACGAGAGAACCGTTCAGGAGAACGATCCTGAAGCCTACGGACGTGGATTGTACACAGACTTCATTCAGTACTTGAAGGAAGAAGGACCTCAGTTCCATCGGTGGCACCCTGTCTTCCGCAATGAAGAGGAATGCGTACAGGCTGGGATCAACTTGTGGATGGAGGCGGGAGAGATGACCAATCCGAACCTGCACATCTATCCCAACCAGGGACGCTTCCACTGCAAGGGCCTCGGAGCATTCAGCGGCTGTGCCTTCTGGGATCCCTGTCTTGGTAAGAATCGTGGTGAGGACTACCAGTACGCACTGGACACCATGTACCAGAAGCTGGATCGCCACTACTGGGAAGAGGCGGAGCCCACGACGGACAAGCACATGGAGAAGCTATGACCATCACGTACACCGATCCAGCAACGATCGGGTGGCTAGCCTGGCTCGTCTACTTCCTGGTGCTCGAGGGTATTGCCCTCTTCAACTCGAAGCCAGGCGACTCTCTCAGCGAGCATGTCTGGGTCTGGTTCGGTGTCAACCGTGACAAGAACGGTGTGATGCGGAAGAAGACTGGATGGGTTCAGTTCCGTAGGTTCGTCCTTGCAGCATTCATGTTCTGGCTCGGTGCACACTTCCTGACTGGAGGATGGGTGTGACCAAGTTCTTCTTGGGCGCAGCTTGCGGAGTCGCCTTGTATGCCATCGTCGCAGTCATCCTGACCTACCTTGGAGCGTTCAGCTGTGGTTGATATCCTCACTCCTACTAGCTTTGCCGGTCTCAAGATCGAGCGCCCTGACGTTCACGAGATCAGCAAGCTGAACATGCTCATCTACGGGGAGGCTGGCGTTGGCAAGACGTGGCTGGCTGGTTCGGCTTCGCGTGTGCCCAGCATGCGGAACGTTCTGTATGTGGACGCGGAGGCCGGCAAGGCTACGCTCCGAGAACACCCCGACGTCGAGATCCTTCCCGCTAAGAACTGGAAGGCCTACATCGACATCTACAACGCTCTCAAGGCCGGAGGACATTCCTACAGAACAGTGGTTCTGGACTCACTGTCGGAGATCCTCGAGCAGTGCAAAGACCAGGTCATGGTAGAGATGAAAGCTGACCCAGAGAACGAGACTAGGGACGAAGACATCCCTAGCATTCGTGAATGGGGCAAGCTGCAGGTTCGACTCCTTCGTCTCATTCGTCTCTACCGTGACCTTCCTATGAATGTGATCTTCATCGCTCACGCCGAGCGTGTTCAGCTCAAGGGTGGCAAGCACAAGTGGATGCCACTGCTGAACGGTAAGGCCCAGATGAAGGTCCCCACGATCCCCGACATCGTCTTCTTCATGTACAACCAAGAGGTCGATGGTGAGCAACGTCGGTTGATGCTCACTGGTCAGACGGACATCGCTGTCGCCAAGGTGCGTGGCGCAACGATGCCTCAGATCATCGGTGCCGACGAAACTGTCACGATGGAAACCATCCTGAACTACTACAACAAGGGAAAGTGAAAACGTAAATGGGTATCAAGGTTGTAATGACCGAGCAGGAAGCCAGCTCCAAGGTTCTGGAGCCGATTCCTTCTGGCTGGTACAAGGTCACCATCTCGGACGTCGAGCTCCGCGAGAGCAAGTCGGACAAGAACTACGGCAAGCCCTACTACGCGGTGGAGCACACCGTGGCCGAAGGTGACCACGAAGGTCGGAAGGTCTTCTCCAACGTCATGCTCTTCGCTGGCGCACTGTACTCGCTGAACCAGCTGCTCAACGGGCTGGGCATCGAGACGGAGGCCGGCGAGGTCGAGGTGCCGGAGCCGGAGGAGCTGCTCGGCCAGGAGCTGTGGGCCAAGGTCAAGATCACCCCGAAGCGGAAGGTTCGCGACCCGCAGACGGGTGAGGAGAAGGAGTACGAGGCTCGCAACGACATCGGTGGCTACAAGTCCGTGAAGGACGGTGCGCCGGCAGCCAACGCCAAGCCGGGTAGCGGTTCGCTGCTGCCTTCCTGATCCACCTCGAAGGGTTCCCTAGTCGCGCACCTCGG